TGTCAAAATACATTCCTACCAGCTCCATTTTATCGCATCGAAAATAAAAATACAAAAGTGCTGCACGAATTTGTCTATAGACAACAAAAAAGAGCTGCCTAACATTATTCATTGTTAGACAGCCTCAATACATCTTATGCTTGTATAGTTATTACGAGTGCCTTATATGTAATTTTTGCGAGAAATCCAAACAAAAACGAGGTAATCTCTAATTAATTTCATAACTTTGCAAGCAAACTAGGAGCACTATGGATATTAAGAAACATATTACGGCGTTGGGATTTGTTCCAAAAAACGGAACGAATGGCATTTATCATAAAATATATGTTGATTATGCCATAGAGATTGACTTTGAAACACAGAGCATTAACTACGGAAGTGCCATTACCGCAGATAGAAAGACCACTCAAAATTTCTCTGATGCGGAAAATTTTGTAGTACTAGAATGTATTGACAGACTTCTTGCAAAAGGATATAAACCTCAAAATATTGTCCTTGAGAAGACTTGGCCAGCAGGACATGGAGTTTCTAAACATCTGGATATTTGTGTTAATCGCGAAGATGGAATACCATATATGCTTATCGAATGCAAGACATTTGGCAAGGAGTACAATAAGGAAATGGCACGAATCCGTAAGGATGGAGGTCAGTTATTCACATATTTCCAATTATCTGGCAGCAAGGCTGATGTGCAATACTTGATAAATATTTGTAATTATGGAAACAGCTGGTGCTATACAGGAAACATATAATATTTGGAGTTGGTTGTTGCCACTTATAAGTGGTGCTATAGGTGCTTTAATCGGTACTTATGGCGGTTCTTATTTCTTACACTGGAAACAGGAGAAGAAAATTAAGAATGTGCGTTCAATGGCTGTTAAAGCGTTAGATATTTTCAAAGAATATGCTCAGCAAAAGAAGACATTTGTAGATACTGCAAATGAGTTTAATACCAAGCTTAGTATTTCTGAGAAAAGAGCAGTCGTTGTAGCCTTACATAAACTTGGTATACCATTCGAGACACCTACAAAGGATGCTTTTGATATTAAAAATATAAGATTCAAAGACATTGTAATAGACAAGGATGAAATCAATACGATGATAGTGCAAATCAACAAGGGTAATTGTGATAATCATTTCTTTACAGATATAGAATCATATTTTACTTCAAACTTACGACTTAACGCAGTGAGAAATGTTGGTAAGAAATATGTTGAGGAGGTGCACGCAAAAAGTTATATTGAAAAAGAAAAACCTGATACAATTATTAATCCAATAGACTGGCATAAGCAGTTTACACCTGGGGAGTTTCAGACAATATTAGTACTAAGAACACAATTGGCCAATACCGACTATTTCTCTCAAAAGGGACAGGCAGATTCTAAGAAGATTAAAGATTTGATTAGAGAAATAGAAATAGGTTTGTGGGATAATTATCTTTTCTATGACTATGAATCTTTTACAAATATTAGAGCCCAGCATAATTTGGCAAATGTGGTGCAAAATATGATTATGATGAATCAGCAGCAAGCTAATACTAATAATGCGAAATCTACTGAAGATACTAAAGAAGAATAGATTAAAATGGCGAATGCAATTTAATGATTGCTAATGGTAATTGCGAGGCCTATATTACCACTCTAATAGCGAATAATTATTGGCATTAGATTTTAGAAAGGATATGTTGTTAATTATAATACTTTAGTTCAGAAGGTTTTATATTTGTAAAATTGTGTTTGAATTCTTTATTCCCGATTATGTATACTTGTATTTTTAGGGAGGAAAGAGTAATTTTATGGCAAAATAAAAAGGTATATTACGTTTAGTAACTGTAGCACATATATAAGACAAGTTTAGAGATGAAAAAATTGACTATTGAAAATATTGGTCCTATTGAACACGTTGATCTAGATCTCAAGCGTGTTAATGTCATTATCGGACCTCAAAGTGCAGGAAAAAGTTGCGTTTTGAAAATTGCTTGTTTTTGTGCATGGGCTGAAAAACGTATCCAACTTGAACAGGGAAAAAATGGTTTCTCTGACTCTAAATATATGGAAGAAAACTTGATAGTTTTTCATAAACTACAAGGTTTCTTTGAAAAAGGCCGTGGCGCAAAGTTTAGGTATGAAACAGATCACCTTTGGTTTCAATATGAATACGATAAAGATGATAACGCGTTTACATGGGGCTGGAATAAATCTGGTCATTGGAAATATAAAAGAACAAGGGTTTCATATATTCCTGCCGAACGCAATGTAATAGCAACTATCCCTAATTGGATGGAAGTCTCAATGAAACATAACAACATTCGTAACTTTATAAGTGATTGGATGTTAACCAGAACATTCTATAACAAAGAGCACAAATTAGAGGTGCTTGGGTTAGGTGTAAAATATTATTTTGATGATAAATCCAACCAAGACTTTATTGAACTTGAGAATGGGAAACTGCTACAATTCACCAATGGCTCTAGTGGTATTCAATCGGCTATCCCTATGTTAGTTTATTTAGGATTCCTATTTGAAAATCAATATTTAGATGGGCAGTATGGGAAAATATATACTGAAACGGAAAATGAAGAGATATTAAACCATATTTATGATAAAAAGTATAAAATTGGTTTAAAAAAGTTTATAGAAACGAATACTCCGTATATCGGTAAAATAGGGATGGGAAAGAGAGCTTTCAGAACATCTAAAGAGTATAAAGAATGTAAAGAACTTTACGAGTCGTATACCAAGACTTGGCGTTCCGACATATATTTGGAGGAACCTGAACAGAATCTATTTCCTAAAACACAAGTCAAGTTGGTTTATGAACTTTTGATAAATAGTAAAATTCATCAAGACTGTGTATTTATAGCTACACATAGTCCATACATTTTATATGCTATAAATAATGCTATGTTAGCATATTATGTAAAAGATTCTTTAATCGATGAAATAAAAGATGAGATATCATGTCTTGATGCTGCATACAACCCCGAACTAGTTTCAGTATGGCAAATAGAAAATGGCCAACTTATAGGAATAGATGAAGGTAATGTTACCATCCAAGATTCAAAACATTTAATACGTAAAAACTATTTCGATGAGACAATGGGTATCATTATGAAAGATTTCAACGATATGATAAATTTCTATGAATATTAACAATATTACAAATAATTTGCTTGTTGTTGATTTTACTGAATATCACAAAAAGCATCCAGAAGAGTCCCTGCCGTCTAATGGAGTAATGTTTTTAGAAGAACCAGACGACAGATTGGGAGCTTTTTGTATGCTTAATCCTAATCATGTTTCGTATAAGGCTATTAATGTCGAGGAAAACCAAGAACTTGTAACTAATCGTTTTGGGGAACCTGTCAAACAATGTGAGTGTATCTTTAAAGCCAATAGAGAAGAAGGACGTCGTTGGATTATGCTTTTGGAACTAAAATATTGTAAAGAAAATAACATCCCAACAAATATGCAAAATGCGTTATATGAGTTGGAAGAATGTTATGATTTTTTATACAATGAGAAGCATTATTTTGATGATAACCTGTATCGTGTATATTTCTGTGTATCGCATCCGGAGCATGAAACATCTCAGCCATTTGGAAATTTTATTTACAATCAAGATAGATTATTAGGATTGAAGGCCAAAAATATAATTCTATTATACGGTAACGCTGTAAAGATTCATAATATAGAATATTTAAAGGCAGAAAGGGTACCACATAGATATGAATTTATAAGATAAACAATGGCGACCGCACAAGTGGTCGCCATTGTTGTTTAAAGTTTCATTCCCCTGCTTTTCTTTGGCTGAATAGGCTGACGGATTGATTGTCGGAGTTTGTAGTATTGCTCGCAGAGCCATTGGCTGAGGGGTATTCGATTTGCGGTTAAGGTTAGCCGCTTGTCGTTATCTCGCAGAATTTGCAGAGGAGTATTATCCGTAGCAAACCAACGGTTATGCTCCGAGGAGAATAGTCGGTCTGTAAAGTTCACAATCCTACCCTTAAACAGCTCGGCAAATTCCATAGCCGAAAGACCGATTTGCTTGGCGAGGCGTTCCAATAGATAGGCTACATTCTCACTATGGTAGAGTTCCGCAGCCAATGCGACGATGTTACCACCCCTGCCGATACCGAAGTCATACCATTGATTTAACTCAGTGTTTACCTTAAACGAAGCATCGGTTTAGTTCCTCAGCGGTGATTTATACCATAGGCTCCTGCCTTGTTGCTTAACGGGTGTATAACCCAAACGTTGCAGATAATCTGCCAACTTGATATGTTTTACGTCTTGGATTGTCATATTACATATGGTTTTAGGGTTGATGAAAATTTGTTGATTTGATGAATCGTTGATGTAATATGCTTATATACAAACCTGTAACTGTTCAACATATTCTCAACAAACCACTCACCAAAAGAGAAATCTACGATTTGGTGTGCTGTATCTCAACTTCTCTTTTGGCTTGTTGAGATTTTATTGAGAGTGTATATTGTTTATTATCAGTGTGTTTATACTCATATTCAACAATTCAACAGAAAATGGTAGTGTTACAAGGATTCGAGTTGCTCCCTTGTGATGGTGTAGTAGCGTCCCACTCTCCTTATCGGCTCATAGTGGCAACTTTGATTGTAGTTGCCTTGATAGGTGGTGTAGGTAAGTCCGTTGGGTGCAGGTGTCAGTTTCCAACACTCTTGCACAACTTTACGCACTTGATGTTTCTCTACCTTTACCTGAGAGTGCATCAACAGCACAATAAGGTCGTTAAGGCAGAATGAAACACTATCCACATTCATAGTTGCCATAATGTCGAGCAGCAGCTCCGACATTTCAATCTCCAATCGGTTACGGTTGCTTCGGATAATCCTCTTCAATGCTTCTGTATGCAACAACGAGGGGTTGAACCACATTCGGCTCTCCCTCTCGGTGGATAACTTTCGGTTGGTGAGGAAATGGAGAAAAGCAGGTATCTCCGCTTTCAAGCGTTGCAGGAAGTTGGTATCATCGGACTGCAAGCGGTTTATCTTGCGTACCCAATAGCGTGTTTCCCCTGCATCGATGATTACGGGCAGATACTCGTTGTTGGAGCATAGCACGAATTTGGCGAAGAACGCAATTTCATCACGGTCTTTGCCTTTGGCTTCCACCTTGTAGGATAGTGTAGTGCTTAGATTCTTCAATCGTTCGCTGTCCTCTCTACGATTGAGCAACACTTCATCAACCACAATAAGAAGTTTGCCAGTCCAATCGGAATTGAATTGACTGCGGAAATCTTCGTTGGTGTTGAATGTTACATTGTTCTGAAAGAGGGCTTTCAGAAAATTAAGGAATGTGCTCTTACCTGTGTTTCGCTCCTCCAATACCAATAGTAGGATTGGCAACTTCTGAACGGGTTGCAGATAGAGCAGTTGCAGATAGTCCATTCCCAACTCGTATTGCTCACCGAAGATATGCTCCATCAATGAACGGATAGAGGGCAAATCACCCTCTTGCGGTTGGTGGTCTATCGGCTCATATAGGTTAAGGAACTTGCCGATTACAGGACGATAGCCGATGTGTTCGGGTACAGTACAAAATCCGTCATACTTGGGAACACTGCCGATGTAGTCCTTACCATAGTCTTGGCGGAGCGTTTCATTGTTGCAGGGGATACGCTTCTTTACATATCCACCGTTCAGTCTCGGCTGCTCCACAATCTTGTAGAGCGTTGTTCCCACTCGGATAAATTCTTCTTTTGCCATGCCACCATCTGATGGCTGCTTATGGCTTGATGTTACTTTGTTAGCTTCCATTTTCAAATGCTTTTAAGTTCAAAAAATGTCAGCTACAAAAATATAAGTGATTGACGGATAAGTTACGACGCAAATCATAGCAGAATAGTGAATAAAGTACTATAGGGATTGGAATTTGAGGGGTGCATAAACAAAGCAAGTCCGAAAACAAGTCAAAAACCTATCTTCGGACTTACCTTGACTGACTAATCAGCCGATATGCAGACTTACCGATTTATCGGCTTATCGATATGCCGATATTATGACATACCTATTGGAGAGTTGGCAAGCGAAAAGAGATAACACACTTTCTCTTTTCGTCTGCATATCCTCTTTAACACCTCACCGCGTATCTTCTCCGCACCGTATGAGTTGATGCGAAAAGCAAGAGCGACAATCATATCCATATTGTAGAGGGTAGCCCAATAGGTATATGGTATTACTTCGCAATGTTGAGTGTGTTCTGCTATCACTCCGCTTTTGTGTATAGCTCGGATTGCAGCCTTTAGTGTGGGTGCTGCCACATCGAACAGCACCACAAGTTCCGCAAAAGACATCCATATATTACCATCGGGTATGTTGACACATCCCGATTCGCTGATTGTTATTATTGTTCGTTCCATACCTATAGCATTTAGATTGCAAATCGTCCGCTAACTCTATCCTCAAACATTGATATATCGTGTTCGAGTTTGGTATTGGTAACCTTTGCGTAAATCTGCGTTGTGGTAATGTTCGTATGTCCGAGAATCTTGCTTACACTCTCTATCGGCATTCCATAGTTCAAGGCTAACACTGCAAATGTATGGCGGGTAAGATGGAACGAAGTTCGCTTCTCAATACCGCACATTTTGGCTACCTCCTTTATGCGTTTGTTTATAGTGTCGTGGCTACCAATGTTGAAAAGATTGTTGCTTATTCTGTATGGCTCGTATCGCTTGATAATCTGCATAGGAATATCCATCAATTTGATTTGGAACGGGACACCTGTCTTCTGTCGCTTTGATACAATCCAAGGAGAACCGCCCAACATTGTGATATTCTCCGTTTTCAGATTCTTGATGTCAATGAATGATATACCAGTCCAACAACCGAACACGAATAAATCTCTTGCCAACTCCAAGTCGGGATTGTTCAATTCAATAGTTGTAAAGGCTTGCAACTCATCTTCGGTTAGAAAACCTCGTTCTTTGTGGTCGGGGTCAACCTTATATTGAGCAAATGGGTTTCGTGATATCTTGCCATTATAGTGAGCAGTAGTTACAATGTGCTTCAATGGTATGGAGTATATCCATACTGATGACTGAGCCAATCCAACCTCATTTCTCAGATACAAGCAATAATCACGAATAAAATCCTCGGTTAGTTCATTCATCGCAATATCTGTACGCTTGTAGTGTAC